GCTTCCAGCGCCCACCGGCCATCGCCGAGCTTTGTCGCCGTGCCGCGCTTCTGCCTCGGCTTGCTCGCCATCGCCATCGCCTGATCGGCAACGGCGGCCACTTGTTCAAGCCGCTGCATGATCGCGGCGTGCGCCTCGGCCATGCCGTTGTTCATCTGCCCGAACTGCTCGGCCTGCTGCTGCCGGAACTCCATCATCTCCTGCTGCGATTCCTGTCCGAGCTTCATTCGCTCGACGTTCAGTTCCTCGTACTTGAACTGAAGTTCCTCGCGCTTGTACGCCATCTCGTCCTGCTTGCCCTGCACGTTCAGATTGGCCGCCTGAAGCTCGGCCTGCTGCTGCTGCATCTGCTGGCCCATCTGCTGCATCTGCATCTGCATCTGCTGCATCTGTTGCTGCATTTGCAGGACTTCCGGCGGCGGTCCTTCGCCTCGCATGTGTGGCGGCAACGTCATCTTGATGCGTTCGGCCACCTTGTCGGCTTCCGGCCAATCCAGGTTGCGGGCCATGATGTCGATGATCATCGGCGCGATGTTCGGGTTCGCCCGAGTCAGTTCGACCATCTGGTTCGCGGCTTCCTCGCGGCGCGTCGTGAACGACGGCCCGACGACCACTGTCACGTCGTACTTGCCGACGCCCAGATCGAAGATACGCGCCCCCGGAGGCGGCTGCACTCCCGGAGGCACCGGCTGATACGCGCTCGGCTGCGTGTCGCCGGGTTTCGTCTGCGGCATGACGGGTTGCATCAGCGGGACGGGAACCATGCTGCCGTCCTCGGACAGCGTGCGGATCACGCGCTGCGAGTTGTAGACCTTCGGCACCAGATCAACGATCACGCGACCTGCGTGCTTCACGGCGCGCGACAGGTTGTCGAGGAAGTGGAACGTCGAAACGTCGCCTTCACGCTGACGGGCAAGAATCGCGCGGCCACTCGTCTCATTCGACTTCGCGCCGAGCGAAGCGTCGAACAGGCCCATGATCGCCTTCATGTCCTCGCTGGCGTTCATGGCTTCCTGCAAAGCGCCGGCAGCAGGGCCGCTGTCGATCGGCTGCCGCTGCGGCGGCTCGTCGCCGTCGTATTCGAGGTAGGGGTGGCTCTTCGTGTTCGCCGTTTCCCACCGTTTCTGATCCGAGTTGAACGATCCCTTGCGGCCGATGTACGGCACTTTCGGAGCTAGCGCCACGAGTTCCGTACTCGCCGAGCGCCAGAAATTCATCATGCGCTGCGCGTCCTTCGCGTCGCGGATCAACGACTTGAACACGCGCTCGCCCTCGATGTTCAGTTCCTCGCCGTATACCGGGATGATCGGGATGTACACGCCGGACCACGCATTCGTCTCCAGAACCTGCGACCCGGCGACGATGCGCTGCACCACCTTGTGAGAGCGTGTTTCGCGCTGCCCGACCACGGTCAGGCCGGCGGGGTCGAACAGGAACGCGCGTTCCTTCTCGTAGATTTCGGCGAGCAGGACGCGGCCATCGGACAGCTTCACGATCGGCCGGCGGGTTTCCTCTCGCGTCCACCACTCGGCGATGCGGATTTCGTCCTCGGTGACCCACTCGCTTTCGTCGTTGCTGGTCGAGTCCCAATCGGTCGCCTCGGCGTCCGGGTATCGAGCCTCGAAAGCGGCGCGCTTGATCCGCTCCGTGACGAACGCAACGTTCCAGTCCGACGAATCCGCTTCGGAACTGTGCGGATCGCCGTACACCGTGAACGGATTGGCGACTCGGTTGATCACCACGTCCAGATCGAACGAGTCGTCGGAGGCGTATTCCATGTCGATGCGGAAGTAGCCCCATCCCATCGTTACGGCGAAGTCCGATGCCGTGTCGTAGGCGACTTCTGCGTTGCTCGCCATCTGGATTTGGCGACCAAGCCCGTCGAACACGCTGGCGGTGGCCTGATCCGCGCCTTCTCCTACCGGGCGGAACTTCATCTGTGGTCGGTTTTGCCGGGTTTCGTTCACCACCTGACGGATGAACGTCGGCATGCGGTTGATCGTCAGGACCGGGCGGCCTTCAAGCTCGCGCTGCTGCCGGATCGACTCCGGCCACTGCTCGGCGAGGCGGGCAAAACGCAGATCGTCAACGGCTTCCTGACGGTTCAGCGATTCGGCGTCCTGGCACTCCTTGAATGCTTCCTTCGCGTCGGCGATCAGGTCTTTTTCGGCCATGTCAGCCCATCCAGGCGTGGGCCGGGGCCATTTCTTCCCGGTTCATGGTAGATCGAGGGGTCGCCGTGCCGGCCATCTGCTGCATCGCGCGGCCCATCAGCGAGAAAACGTCCACGGCGTCGTCGTGTCTGCCGGCCGGGAACTGGATAAGCTGTCCGAACACGTCAGCTTTCCACCGGGCGACCTTGGGGAAGTAGATTTTCCCCATGCTTGCGAGCGCCTGAACGGGGCGGGCACGGGCCTGTTTGTCCGTGACCGAAGGCAACCATTCCTGCCAGCAGTACGCACCGCGTTCCTGCATGCGCTTGACGAGGTACGGCTCCACGGCCTTGCGGATCACTCCGCTTTCGCCGAACCAACGCTGCGGTTCGTGCTTCAGGATCAAGTCGCATTGCGCCTCTACCCACACATCCGGGGTTTCCTGGCCCCGCCACCAGTCCAGCACGTACCAGTTGCCCTGCGAATCGACGCCGACGATCCCGTGTTCGGTGAAGTCGCCGCCGTTACGGGTGACAGCATAGTCCGAAGCGGCGTAAATATTCAAGGACTTGGGCAAATCGTCCGGTCCGTACTCCCCAAACCACTCCGTCAGGAAGTACGTGCCTTCGTCTGGAATCGGGTTCTGCTGGTACAGCGCGTTCCAGCTACGGGTGTCCAGTTGAGCCGCCGCCACCATCTCGTCCGTGAACCACTCCGGCCACAGCCGATCGCCGGGAGCGCGGCCGAGCGGGTCGTCGGCAACGGCGAGCATCGGAAGCGTGATAACGCGCCACTTCTTCGCCTCGCGGGCGAGCAGGCGGCCGGCAAGATCGTCTTCATGCCAGCGGGTCATTATCAACACCTGACGCGCGCCGGGTTTCAGTCGCGTCAGGAAGTCGTTCAGGTACCACTGCCACACGGTTTCGCGGTTCCGGTCGGAATCCGCGTCGTCACGGCCGGAGATCGGGTCGTCAATGATGGCGAGGTCGGCGCGGCGGCCGGTCACGGCACCGCCGACGCCAACGGCGAAGTACTCCGCGCCGGTCGTGGTTTCCCACTGGCCGGCGGCCTGCGTGTCCTCGCTGATCGTGAAGTCGAAAACCGCCTTGAACGGCCTGCTGGCGACGATGTTCCTCGCCCTGCGGCCGAACCGCTCGGCCAGCAACAGGGTGTGCGAAGCGCCGATCACCGACGCCTTCGGATTCTTGCCGATGAACCACGGCGGAAACTCGACGCTGGTGTAGAGCGACTTCGCGGAACCCGGCGGCATCGCCACCATCAGGTTCTGTGTCTCTCCGCGAGCGACCCGTTCAAGCTCCTGAATCAGCAGGAGGTGGTGCATCGCCGGGACGACGCCGGCATCGCGGTAGACCAGCCAGGAAGTGAACGAGGACTGCGCCGCTACGCGGGCCAGTAACTCGTCTTCAAGTTCCTTCTGCGTCTGCTGGGTTTTCTTCACGCACGGCAGTGTATTCCTGCCGTCTCGTTTCCGCTACAGCCTCTTCCTCGCCGAGTCGGATGTCGTCCAGCAGTTCCTTCATCATTTGCAGGGCAACGTAATCGAGCAGCGGAACGTCGTGCGGCAGCAGCACGCGCGTCTTGGCGTAAGGCGTGCCGGCCTTCGTGTACAGGATTTGCAGGGTGTCAGGCATCAGTTACAGCGGACAAAGCACTGACCGGAGTAGCAGCATTCCGAGCAGTGCATCACCCGCCCGTCAGGCGTGGTCACCGTGTAGTACCGGCAGGACGCCCAGGCAGCACCGGCAACTGCGGCCAGCAACAGGGCAACGAGGATCTTTTTCATGTGCACCTCCGTCGTGATGCACAGGATTCTGCCTCTACCGGCATCCGCCGTGTGATCGAGCCGACGAACGGCTGGTGTCGGCAGGCTATCAGTCAGCGGCCGGCAATAGGTAACGCCTATTTGAGACGTGGCGTTGTCTGGGGTACAGTCATGTCCGTGAAGAAGCCGGCCTGGTACATGAGGGACGACTACGCGCAGCCGCAACGGCATGCCGTACACGTCCCGTATGCAGAGAAAGACGCCGCCAAGCAGGCAGGAGCACGTTGGGACCCGCTGACAAAGAACTGGTACGTCACGGACCCGACTCAGCCGCGATTCAGGCGTTGGTCGCGCACTTCCCGGCCTCTATCGGGTAAAGCGGGTTAGGCAGCGATGGCAGGAAACCTGGCAGGGCGGACGCCCCACACAGCAGGTGTAGTTCCACGTGACCCCGCGCTACGTTCTCTCCGGGTTGTGATCTGGCGCAACGAGAAGGCTGCACAGGCGCCAAGCTGCACTTCGTCCAGCGGGAAAGCGACAACAGCAAGCTCGCCTTGAATGGCAAGGAGCAACTGTCCTAAGCGCCCTCGTGCCTGAGACAGCCAATCCGCTTACCGCCGTCTGGATGGCTCCACAGCGTGCCGGCATCGTCTGCCGAACAGGAGCCTGATCTACAACGCCAAACGATTGGCGTCAGATGCCCGAAAGGGCCAAGAAGCCTACTTCGCATCTTCATGCGGAGTAGGAACTTCTTTGCCCGAAACCTCCCTCACTACGCTTGCAGCATGCACTGTTGCGCGGGCGCAACAGGTTGCCAAATTCCGCTGCGAAAATTTGAGGGGTCCCACCCACGCTCACCCTCCGCTTCGACTTCATGGTGGGGTGCCGGCATCCCGCCCCCCCGCTACGGCGTCCCGTGTTCGGGCTAGCGCGGCGCTGGCTCGGTGGGCGGAGGCAGCGCGCTGTCGGCCGCCGGGTCGGGCAGGGTACGGGTGGGGGTATCGGTAGCGTCAGCGCTGCGAGCGGCGAGGACAGCGGCCACCAGGTCTCCGAGCTGTAGTTCCTTCGGTGCATCGCCGCTCAGGCTGATGGACTGCTGAGCCTTGCCCTCGATGCGATCGGCAAGGAAGCTGATCGCAGCCATGCGCTCCTGCCACGTCTCTCCGTAGGCTGCTGACTCGAGCACACGCTCCGCCGCAGCGCGTAGACGCTTAGCGTCCATGGCAAGCGCAGCCTTGTACAGCGCGTTCCGTATCGGCGCCCCTGTCCTACCGTACACATTCTCCTTCGGCCACGCCATGAAAGATTCTTTCACCTATCCTGTTGACCGACTGACAATTTTCGTCACGTGACGGATTCTGTCACTCCGGCGGCCGAATGTGCAACGTGCCCAATTGCGTCACGTCCACATTGTACGCGGCGGGCAGGCTAGATCGTGGCAGGATCGGCGCGACTGTTCGCTGTCGCTGGCAGTGCAGCGGGCAAAAGAAAAGCCCGCCGAGGCGGGCCTGTTGCTGCGCTGATGCCGCCTATTCGTGACCGGCAGCCTTCAGGTAATCGCGATGCCAGATTCCAACGCTGTACTGGAGCGAACGCAAAGCGCGCTGCCGCGCGTAGCCAAATCTGCCTTCATCGTACAGCTTGACCGCATCGGCAAGGCAAAGCCTCGCACTGGATTCCATCTCGCCTTTTCCGAGATGTTTCCTTGCCAGCGTCAGCACTTGTTGCGTCGTCGTCATCTCTTCCCCGCATCAGTTCCGGCCCAGCGCCGTAATCGAACTGTACTCTTACCGTGTACTTTGTGTGTGCCGTTCATCGGCCGGCACTCCAGTAATCACGGTACAGCCTGACCTGCCGTTCGTCGGCTGAGTGTTGCGTACATTGTGTGCCGAGAGCATGATGCGTCTGTCGGCACTGATGCCGGCACTGATCCGAGGAACCGAACATGGCACAACGCATCACGCAACGAGACCTGCAAGCGGTCGTTGACCGCATCAATCGCATGATGGGCGCGCCAGCCGAGCCATACGCCAAGATCGGCGACAAGTACGTGCCGCAGATTGGCTGCTATCACCTCGACGGGGCTTACGGCGGATACGCGCTGCATCGCATGGTCAGCGAAACCGGCGGAGTCTCGGACGTGCTCGGATTCGGTCACCGGCCCAAGCGCGACCTGTACCGCTCGATGTACGCATTTATTCGCGGCATCGAAGAAGCTAGGGAGCGCCCGCAATGCTGACGCCCGCCGACATCCGCGCCGCACGTCTCGCCGCCGGCCTGACCCAAGCCCAAGCCGCCGCCCTGTGCTACCGCACAACAAGCTGCTGGCAGTCCGCCGAACTCGGCCGACGCAATCTCGACCGCGCCGCTTGGGAAGTGTTTCAGCGCAAGGCGCGAGCGATCATCCGCAAGAAAGCCAAGGCCGTTCAACCGCAACAGGAGCAGAGCAAATGCTGACACTCACATTTGATAACGGCGCTTCCACGGCCATTTCCGACACAGGAATACTCGAATGCGCGCTGGCTTTTTGCAAAGCGCGCAACCTCGGCGGAACGATTACGAACGCGGCCGGCGAAATTGTCGGTTACGTTCGCCGCACGGCTTCCGCCAACAGCGGATGGAGCGCTTACCTAACCGAGCAAGGACAGAGCTAAGGGTGCCAGTTGTTCCAGTTCCGCCTCGGTGGCATGCGGGGGTGGGCGGCAGGACGGCGGCGGCTACGGCTAATCGGGAAACATCGGCGGCTCCCGCCAAGCCAGATTAGTTGCGATCGCCCACGCACGCTGCGGAGAGATGCCGAACTCTCGCGCGACCGCAGCGGCATTCCCGATCTCCGTATACCTGGCCCGCACTGCGCGGGCCCTTTCCATTGTCATGGTTACGTGAGCTTTGCTGCGGTTAGCTGCCAGTTTCCTTGGGTTAAACCCTCGCGTTCGATCCGTCGCCTTTCGCACTATCTGACTTCGCTTCCTCGCGTGCAGATGTGGCGGCGCTAGACATAGCGGATCTCCGCACGTCGTAACTACTGCCTCATCCGCTCGGACGAGCCTCCCCAAGGCTTGCATCATCAACCGACGGGCCGATAGTGTGCGTTTGGTGCCGCCGGGATAGTCCCGGATCGCAATAACCGGCATCCCACGATCCCCTTGATTGCTCCTACCACCGCGCCAGACCCAACACCCGCCGTCATCGACTCGGCACCGCAACCGGATGTACTCAACAAGTCTCGGCCCCCGCTCCGCGCGCTCGCGCATCGACACCGTTGGTTTCCTCTTTTTGGTTTGATCGCCCTGTAGGGGCTAAAAAGTGCCTTTGCGGGCATTTTGAAGCCTGTCCGCCGCTCCGCAATGCCGCCACAAGCTCCAGTGCCTGCCCAACAGACTCGACAACGTGAACCGGCCACCGGGCGGCAAAGTCCTGTTCCATCGGGGTCAGCTTGCGGGCGCTCGGCGCTTTGGCACCGTCCTTGACCTCGACCAGCAGCAACCGATTGTTGACGCAGATCAACAAGTCCGGGCATCCCTTGCCGATGGCCGCGAGACTCAGCACCAGCACGCCAGCCTGCCGCAGTGCAGCAACAATCTCGCGGTGATTGGCGTCTACGCGGGCGATGTGGCGCTTCAAAGTGCACCTCTCTTCAGCCCTTCCTCCGCGAACATATCTGCCGTCTTCGCCGCCGCTTTGCGGGTGGCATAGGCAGTCCGCTTGTGGTGCTCGGCGTCATAAGTCAGGTGGCACCTCTGGCACATGGCGCGCAAGTTCTCAGGGTCACAGTTTTCCGGCGTGTGGTCGAGGTGCGCCACGGTAAGCACTACACGCGACCCTGTAACCGGGTGCGCCTCGCCGTTCGCCGCACGACAGTTCGGGTAGGCAGGCGATCCCTCGCACCGTTGCCCGGCTCGCTCTCGAATCGAGTTGGCAATGTCTCGCCAATTCGGCGGATAGCGCAGTTTGTTTTCCGGTTTTATCGGCACGTAAGCCCTTCTTCCCGCGCTGCCGCCGTCACCGCTTCAATCTGCTCGTCCGTACAGCTCATAAGCAGGTGCGCGTACATGGCCCGCCTCGGTCCGCCCGGCGGTGCGGTGCGCAATAGCCGCAGGCAGCACGCCAGGCACGTTAGCTCGTAGATGCGGTGATCGCAGGCTAGGCGACTCGGCGAATCTTGCATGACCGCAATAGCTCCCTGACCCTCGCCTTTTCCTCTTCTGTCGGCGGCTTTCTTTCCTGATCCTGCTGCGCCGTCTGTTCCCGCCTCGCTTCCCGCGCCGCGATCATCCGCCGCGCCTGCTCGCCGATGGCGATGAATTTGTCCGTGTGATCCGCGTCCCGCAGTATCAAGCTGATCGAGTCATAGCGCATTTGCCGGTCATTCTCGCCCATATGGAAAGCGCTGGCAGCGCACCCGTCAACCGCAAGCATCAGATCGTCCGGCGAGTAGCCGTCTGCCAGCCTCGCCCGGATCACCTTGGCGCGGGCCAAGTCCATTCTCGCGCGGGAGTGCCCCATGATGTCCCGCCAGTAGTTGAAGACTGCTGCCACGCTTTCAGGGTCCATGCCTTTCTCCAGAGATGACTTCCCCAAGGGTGGATAGCAGGGACCATCCTGCTATCCACCCGCTCCACTCCGGCATGCTGCTTCTGTCCTGCCGGAACCAAGTGCGCTAGACGGATACCGACACTCATGCAAGGCTTGTCCCACCTCTGAACCTTGCACTACCCGACTCGCGGTATCAGCGGCCGGCACAAACGCGGGTGTAACGCCTGTGATCCTAACTTCCCGGAAAACTGCGCCCGTGAGTCTTTTCTCCTCGGCGGCCGATTCAGGCCCACTGCTATCGCGGAGGGTGCGGCCGTTGCGACCGCCACAGGCAAAGAAAAAGCCCTTGCAGCTGGGTCGGGGTGGAATCAGCGCAGTTGTCCAGTCGCTGCGGGGATGTACCCCGTCCCGCCCATGTGCAAGGGCTTTCGTAGACAACAGCACCGATTCCACTCGGCGACAAAGATTCTGAACTAATCCGCTAGCTTTTGCAACTACCGTTCGTCGGCCGGATTTGCGCAATGTAGCAGTCCAACTCTTTGCGCAGCGCCAGTTCTTCGGTGTCGAACCACGTTGTCCGCCTGTCGCGGACGCGTTTCAGATCATGGAGTGCTGGCCCTGCTTGCGCAGTACCTGCAAACACCTTTGCAATTCGCAGGGCAATGCGCAGTTCTTGGTTTGTTGGCTGTTCCATTCCTTGCTCCTTCCGTCAGTCTTCGCAGGACGGCGACGCCGAACCCTGCGTTCCAGCGGACGCTCCGCCGGCAAGCGGCTCCGCGCCGCTGAACTCCACATTGGGCCTGCTTATCATTTGGCTGCCCGCAGGCAGGCAAGCGCCTCTTGTGGCGTGGAAAATCGGCAGCGCGCCAAATGCTCGGCATCGCGGCTGCTCGGCATCGGCTCCCACTCCCATTCGCCGGTGTTTGCAAGTACATGGTTGTGCTTGCGCACCTTCCAGAGCACTCGGCCGTCCATTTGCTTTGTGGCCTCAATTCGCACTTCGCCGCCCGCGTCATAGGCCGCTACCGGCAGGTCTAACTGGTCGCTCAAGCGGGCCTCCAACGGCCCGGGTCGCGTCGCGTTGTTCATCGTTGCCTCTCCTGCGGGCCGTTGGGTCCGCTTAGCTTTGCGTTCAGGATGCGGGCAGCCAGCCGCAGGCAGCCGAAGTAGTTCAGCTCTTCCAGCGGCGTCAGGCTGTTGCCGGCCCGCAGGTGTTGCAGGATGCGCTCGGTTTGGGTCATGGCTGGCTCACACGAACAAGACCGACTGAATTGGTCGGCGGTCAATTTCGCCCTTGAAACGCACAGCTGCACGCCAGTCGTTTTGCTTGCCTGTTCGCATCCGGCGCTCGGCAAAAGACCACGCCATAGAGTCTGCTGTGTGCAGCAACCGATCCACCAACCCAGACCCTAGAGCGGTTTTTTTCAGCCCAAACCCATGCAGTTTCAGGTCGGGGCGCGCACTGTGTATCGCCAGTAACACGGATTCAATTGCCCTGACGTTGCCGTTTCGCTTGCAGACGGAACCGACTCCGACCCATGCGCCGTGCGCCAGCCGGTCGCCGTACATGACTATGTGATCGACGTATTCCTGCGGATCGTATCCCTGAAGAACCGGCATGACGTAGACGCCAACATCAGACGCCAAAAGGGAGTCGTACCGCTCGACCGTAAGCCGTTGATGATCGGCAACCGTCAACCCCGTGCGGGCCAGCATGGCAGGTTCACACATGAAGTCCTGCGCTACAGTTGCCAGCAGGTTGCCGTTATGCCGCCATCGCTTGATCTGTTCGGCATACTCTGAAACCGGGTGCGGGTATCCGCCATGCGTAAGGATGGTTGAAAACGCGCCGGAATCCATGATCCAGTCGCCAACCTGAAACGCGCCCTTACGCTTTCGTAGCCTGTTGACGCTGATAAACGCCGCATCGACGTGTTTGGCGTCGCTCGGCTGATGAAGGCCAGTAAAAAACCTCACATCATCAACCACGCCAACAGCGCAATAAACGCCAGCGCAGCCGGCACTCCGATAGCCGCTTCAATCAGTTCGCGCTTGAAGTCGTCCATGAAAAGTCCCGGCGGCTAGTCAGGCCGCCGGGAGGGCAAGCCCACGTTGGAGAACGTGGGAGGAGACAATCTGCTGCACACGCTGGCGCGTCAGGCCAAATTTACGCCCGATTTGCGCGTAGCTCATGCCCTGAGCCGCATGTTTGCGAATCTGCCTGTTGCGAGCTTCTAGCGCTTTGGCGCGTTGCATCAATGGCGAGTTCATGCCGGCGAGTGTCGGCGTCCATTGACCGTTTGTCAACTACCGCAAACTGGCGATGGACAATTCTGTCCGGATCGACAACTATTCGCTTGCCGGCAGCGATCCGGCATCACACTACATGAGAAGCGATGAAGCGCATCACCGACCCCGATTTCAAGTACATCCCCGCCTGCAAAACCAACATCAGGCTCGCGTTCGACCGTGAGCGGCAGCGGCTCGCCGAACTGGCGGCGAAGATCGAGGTCGAGGAAGTGCCGACCGTCGAAGTCAAGCCGCTCGACTATGAAGACTTCGAGGCTAGACGATGAAAACAACACTGAACGCGATTCGCGCGCACGGACCGTGCGCTACCGGTTGGGCAAAGCTGCTGCGTCATCTCGGAAAAACCGAGGCAGACGACGAGCAGCTGTCGATAGCCACAGTGCTCGACAGCAACGGGCTGGACGATGCTCTTTGGTGCCTGCGTGCGGTCAGCGGGTGCGATAGGGAAATCCGCTTGTTTGCGGTCTGGTGCGCACGTCAGGTGCAGCACATGATGACTGATCCGCGCAGCCTAGCGGCGCTCGATGTTGCCGAGCGATATGCACACGGCAACGCGACTGAGGATGAGTTGGACGCCGCAAGTGCCGCCGCATGGGCCGCCGCATGGGCCGCCGCAAGTGCCGCCGCATGGGCCGCGCAAGCCACGCGCTTGCGCGAAGTCATCGCCGAAATCGAGGCCTTGCGATGACTGCCGCTGACCAATCCGAGTTCACGCGCCGCGCATGGCGGATCGTGCAGGACACGTTCGATGAGTCCAGCTACTGCTCCGACTGCGAGTCCTGCATCCGCACGCCGGAACGCAGCGACGAGCCGGCGACGCGCGACTGCCATGTGCTGCTCGCCAGCGACGACCCGTTGGAGTGCCCCGGCGTGGACTCGGATGCGATCCGCGACGAAATGGATGCGGCACGCGAGGAATACGAAGATTCGAGGCGCGACAAATGAAGCCGCACTGGATCGTCCGCATTGCCGGCAAGTTGAAGCCGGAAATTTGGGATCAGCTTTTTCTGGCGGCGTCCGTCGCGGTGCTGGTCGGCGTCGTGTCTCTTTGGTTTTGGGGATGAGATGAAAAACGTAACAACCTGGAACGGTAGCGGTCGGCAACCGCATTCCATTTCCATTGCAAGCGAAGGCGAACGCATCGCCGTTGCGTTCGGGTCCGGCGGCGTCATGTCGAGCTTCACGATCCCGCCCGATGCGGCAATGCAGTTCGCCTCGCAGTTGGGGCTGATTGCGATGGACGCGATGAACGCGGCCGAGGAAAACCAGAACAGGATGCGCCAGATCGGGCGCGAAGGAGTCGAGGAATGAACCGCAGCGAACAGATCAACGAGCTTGCCGCCGCTCTTGCCAAAGCGCAGAGCGCGATGAAGAATCCGAAGTTCGACCGGATCAATCCGGCATTCCGCAGCCCGTATGCAAGCCTGGCGGCGATCCGCGATGAGGTGATCCCGGCGCTGTCGATCAACAACATCGCCGTCCTGCAATCGCTGCGCGGAACGGAAGCCGGCGTCGAGTGCGAAACGATGCTGATGCACGCCTCCGGGCAGTGGATCAGCGATACGCTGGCGCTGCCGGCAACAAAGCGCGACGCGCAGGGATTGGCAAGCGTCAGCACGTACTGCCGGCGCTACGGGTTGCAGAGCATGGTCTGCGTTGTCGGCGATACGGACGACGATGCGGAGGGCGACAAGGGCAAGCCTGAGCCGCGCAAGCCTTCCGCGCTGACCTCAGAGCAGCAGCAGTACGCCGCTACGCTGACCAATGCCGGCACGCTGACTGCGCTCAAGGAAGCGTGGAAGGCGATCCCGGCCGAGCACCGCGCGGCGTTGCAGGAAACGGCGAGCAAGGCAAGGGCAGCTATCGAGGCTGCGGAAAAGGCGGCGACAAATGAGTGACACCGTACCTGCCGGCACGCCGGCATGGCACCGCGCCAGGATCGGATGCCTGACCGCATCGCGCATGGGCGACGTTCTCGCCGTGCTGAAGAACGGCAAGCCGGCCGAGGCACGGCTGTCCTACATGCGGCAACTGGTCGCCGAGCGGATGACCGACACGGCGGCCGAGTTCTTCGTAACGCAGGCGATGCAATGGGGACTCGACTACGAAGCCGAAGCCGTCGCCGCATACGAAGAGCGTACCGGCGAGCTATGCGACCCGGCTCCGTTTGTGATGCACCCGGAGATCGAGTTCTTCGGCGCGACGCCTGACAGGTTCGTCGGCGCGGACGGCCTGCTGGAGTGCAAGTGTCCTACCACGGCGAGTTACATCGAGTGGCGGCATAGCGGCGAGATTCCGGCCCGCTACGTCGCGCAGATGACGGCGCAACTCGCCTGCACACGGCGGAAGTGGTGCGATTTCGTGGCCTACGAGCCTCGGGTAGTGTACGGGCCGAAGTTGTGGGTGCGCCGGTTCGAGCCGGATGTGGCGCAGATTGAGGCGTGCGAGGCTGCGGCACGGCAGTTCTTGCGGGAAGTTGATGCTCTGTTTCGTGCCGTAACCGAGGGATGAAGATGGCTGACAGATCGCGTGAAAACAGCGGAGCGCTGTTCAAGAACGACCGGAAAGAGACGGACAAACACCCGGACTACACCGGCGTCCTGGACGTGGCCGGTACCGAGTACCGGATCAGCGCGTGGCTGAAGACCGGGCCGAAGGGGCGCTACATGTCGCTGGCGGTGCGGGAGAAGGAGGAACGTGCTCCCAGGCCGAAGGATGACGACGACGAAATTCCGTTCTAGCCATGACCGACATCGTTAAACGGCTGCGCCGTCATGTCAGCCGACTTGAAATGGACGATGACGATCAAGTTGCGCTCGTGCCGCGTTGGGAAGTAAACGAAGCCGCCGACGAGATCGAGCGCCTGCGCGCCGAAGTCAAGGCGCTGCGCCTGCCAGCGCTGCGAATGGAGCACGAAGCTGGACGGGCCGCACGCCTTGAAGTGGATTGCTTCGATCTGCGCGCCGAGCTTGCCGAGTGCAAGGGAAAGCTTTTGAGGGTCGCTGACTTCATCCGATACCACGCAAACAGCGATGGCGGTCTGCTTGCGGAAATCGACGCTGCGCTGAAGGAGAAGCCATGAGTGACATCGTTGAGAGGCTGCGCGCTTCCATACCAGACTGCAACGACATCAAGTGGCGACTGTTATCTGACGCCGCAATAGAAATCGAGCGCCTGCGCGCCGAGGTCGCGGCGCTGCGGGCGCTGGAGCGGGAGCAGAGCAAGTGAGCGACATCGTTGAACGGCTGCGCGACCGTAATAACCCAAATCGCGCCGCACGTTGTGTTCGTGACGACGCTGCCGACGAGATCGAGCGCCTGCGCGAGTGGCAGCGGCAGATGGTCGAGAAGGCCGCATCGGGCGGAGTGCTGGACGGATATCGCGAGCTTGCGGGAAAGCTAGCCGAGCGCGACGCCGAGATAGATCGCCTGCGCGGCCAGCTACAGGTTATCGGCGATCAGTACGCCGGAGCCGTGACGGAGCGCGATTGCCTGCGCGCCGAGGTCAAGGCGCTGCGACAGCGCTGCCGCACCTATCGAAAGGCGATGCGCGACCTGAACCGCGCGCATGCCGTTTTGTGGCGAGTCATCGGCATCCGTAACGAAGATCGTCTTTCCGCCGCGCTGGCGAAGGAGCCGAAGAATGGATGACGACGACCTGCCGCCGTTGCCGCCTAAGCGGGTGGTGTACACGCAGATGCCGGATGACTATCGGTATGGGAACAAGTACGCCTACACCGAGCAGCAGATGCGCGACTACGCCCGGGCAGCCATCGCGCACTGGAAAGCGCGGCAGAAGCCGGTGGGGCGATTCAGGTGGATAGACCCCGCATGAAGGTCCTGCGCCGCACCCACGAACTGCTGAAGGAGAAGCCATGATGCCGCCGCTGCCGCTTGCGCAAAAGAGGAAACCATGACAGACAATCACGTAACGCCTACTGAGGTTCTGGACTGCCTGCGGTTCGTTCGCACCCACCTGTACGCTGCGCAGGCTCAGGCCGCACCCGGAGATGACGCGATTATCACTGGGCACGTCCGTGACGCTTACAAGCGGGCTTCCGACGTTTGCCGTGAAATTGAAACGAACGGAATCGGCATGGCTATTCCGGCCGTGTACCACATCAACGCCACTAACAATTCCGTTCGCTTTGACGATCTTGCAACGATGATGCGACGGCTGATCCACGCTTTGTATGTTGCGCCGACAGACGATCACGGCAATGTGCATCCGCTCTGCCATAAGGCAAAAGCTTTGCTACAGAAATACGGATTGCAAAGCTCCCCGCTACGCGAGGATGAAGATGAGGCATGAAATGTTCGACAAGGCTTTTGAGCCAGCTACTGCGTTTGATGCAGAAGGAGCGCGGATCGGCGTTGCAACGTGCAAGACGTGCGGTGCCGCAGTTGTCATAGACCCGCGTGACACCATCAATTACCTGCGAAAGCATTACGACTGGCACAAAGAGCGGAAGGAGGTTGAGTGATGCCTGACAAAGACATCGACAAGATTCCGATCACCGTCGAAGTACCTACAGCCGACGTATGGCTGCGCAACGACTACAGCGACATCGTTCGCAGGCTCGGCGAGGTTCACATGGTCCGCGCCTGCGAGCATCAGCACGACGACGACTTCGTGCCGATGTATGACTTGCAGACCATCGCCGAGTACCAGCAGAAAGCTGAGGGTCTGCGCTTGGAGCTTGACCGCGCATGGGCCGAGGTTGACCGATGCTGCAAGCAGCTTGGCGACCTGACCACGCAACGCAAGCAGTATGAACTCATCCACGGCAACATAATGGGCCGGATTGCGGTCAACCTGTTTGGCCGGCAGAACAATGTCACCGACGAGGATTGCGTTTCTGCTACCGCTGAACTTGGGTATCGAGTTGACGGTTTATATCGGCGAGTGGCGCAGGTGCAGGAAGAACGCAACGCATGGATGGAACGGTATCAGCGGGTGCTTGAATGGGCGGCGCAGTTGAAGGCGTACGAGCCTCCGCATCAAATCATCGTTGACGCCGATAGTCCAATGGCGCAGGCCGCGCTGGCGGCGAAGGAGCGGTGATGGAACAGATTAAGAACTTTCGATGGGCGCAGGGAAAGATCGACGAACTGACTGGCACGACTCAAGAAGAGCGCTACGAAGCGCGGCGATATTTTGCTGGCGAGAACCGTGCTCAACGCCGCGAGCGCGAGCGTCAAGAGCGCAAAGCAGCGCGGAAGAAGGTGAAGTCGTGAATACGATAGCGGATCAGTGGACGGCCTTCGATGCCTTGGTGGTGCCAAAAAGCGCGGGACCAGCGCAGCGGCAGGAAATGCGCCGCGCCTTCTATGCCGGCGCTGAAGCAATGCTCAGGCTGCAATTTAGCATCGGTGACGAAGCCGTAAGCGAAGAGGCAGGCGTGGCGATGATGGAGGGTTGGCACGACGAGTGCCGTCGCTTCGCTGTGCAGGTTCAAGAAGGCAATGCGTAGACGCCGCGCTGGCGGCGAAGGAGGGACAATGAGCAACTATCCGTTCGTTCCTTACAACGAGAACACGGCAACCACCGAAGACAGGATTGCGTGGGCGCTCTGCCAGATCATCGACGATGACGCGCCGATGCGTTGGACGCGATACCGTTTCACGGCAACCTGTATCGCAACTAACCCGGAACTGATGGCGCTCCTGTGCGTCTTGCGCGATAGCGAACGCGACGCCGCGCTGGCGGCGAAGGAGCCATGATGCCGCCGCTGCCGCC